CACGAAAACCGGAAGGAGTGGGAGTTTTGGATGTACAAGATGGAATTCGGGAAGGTTTTGAGCTATATCGGAGTTGACTGGGAGGATGAAGTGGAGACTCAAAGTAAATTTGAATTATTAGAAGTTTAAATAAAGGGAGAGATCTGTGAAATACGCTGTGTGTTTGAAATTAGATAAATGTAAATACAGATTCAGGGGACAATTTTGTCCCAAACATCGGGAATGTAAGTGGAAATTTACAGGTTGCGAAGAAAAAGCGAAGTCAGAAAATGTGAGAAATTATGGGTATTACATCGGCAGTTCAAACCATTATTAGCTGTGATGATTGTGGAGAGGTATATGTAGACGAATTTCCACAAAAGAAAACTATTAAGTTAGCTCGGAAATCTGGTTGGTCTATTGGAAAGAAGGTATTATGTCCTGATTGTAAGAAGAAATCATAAAAGGAAAATTAATGATTAAACCATATTATCAAGACGAATGGACAACGTTGTACCTGGGTGATTGCAGGGAGATTTTACCCCAGCTCGGTCCGTGCGAAACGATTATAACTGACCCTACGTGGCCTGATGCTGATGTTCCGATAGTTGGTCAGGATAACCCTTATCAGTTATTCGCCGAAATGTGCGAGGGCATACCCGCGGGAACAAACCGATTAATTGTGCAATTAGCTTGCGATAGTGACCCAAGATTTTTAGCAGGCATACCTAAGAGATGGCCGTTTCTTCGTGTGTGCTGGCTGGATTATGCTCGACCATCTTACAAAGGTCGTTTGCTCTATACGGGTGATGTTGCCTACGCTTACGGAATACCCCCTGCTTATATCACCGGCCGACAAGTAATGAGTGGAATGTGTCGTAGTACAAAGTCTGATAAATTATTTGAACGGCATACACATGCTAGTTGGAAAGGAAAATGTTTTACTGGTAGAGATGATGAAGACCAAAACGGAATAAATAATAATCCACACCCATGTCCACGCCGGCTGCAACATGTTAAATGGCTAGTCCACCAATTTAGTGATAAACAGGTTATTGACCCTTTCAACGGCTCAGGGACCACAGCTGTGGCGTCAAAATACCTTAATCGAAAATACATCGGTGTTGAGATTGTCGAAAAATATCTTGAGTTGACAGTAAAGCGATTAGCTCAATCAGTAATGGATTTTACAAAAGTAAGTTAAATAAGGGGAGCAAAGTAATGGAAGATATTTTACACATTCAGGATTTAAAAACATTGGCTGGCGTCCATGCCCAATTATCCTACTACATGGAAGTACATCACGACTATCAGGAATTGAAAGACGATATTTGGAGCTATCTTCAATCGGTAAAAGGCGAGATAGATGCTTTTAAGGCTAAGAATCCCGATTGGTGGGAACAAATGAAAGCATTGAAATCAAATTTAGAATCTATCGAAACTAATAACTGCTCAATGTGTACACTTTGGCAAAAGATGAAAGCCGAGGAAAAGAAGTCATAAATGGGGAAAGGGAAAGGGGTATTGAAATCTCAAATCCGAAGAGGTGAAGTAGATGAATAAAGAAGAATATTATCAGGGTGTTACCAAGCCTGCGCTTAATCAACGGTATAGCAACTGGCTCAAGCTCAAGCACTATTTTGAGCACGAATTAACGGAAGGGGAAATAACAGATAAAACCTACCTCGACATGGCCGACTGCCTGGAATATTTCAAGCCTGAGGTGAAGTAGATGCAGTACAGAAACTTGCGAGGCTCTGCGGGCGGTCAAATCATCACGAAATCAGCCGGTAGTGGTTCTAAATCAGACCCCGTATTGGCTAAGGTGCCAGATCGGGGCTGTGAGCTATCAGGCGGTACGAAGTGCATTAATTGCCAGTTTAGCTACTGCTTGAAAGAGGAAAAGGCGTTTGCCAAACCAAGAGGACTTTAGCTATTGTCCATTACGACTGAATAAGACTAAAATAAGAGGGATAATGAAAAATGCCAGAAGAAAAAGAAGCTATTTTACTCAAAGTCTGGCAGAAGGTGGAAGAGGTAGAGAAAAGCCGTTACGGTAGAGTCAATATCGTAATAGCAGAGGGGCGGGTAGTCCAGATCGAGGCAGAAACGAAAGAGAAGATACAAGTTAACTAAATAACGCTGAGTGGATATACCAGAGGCGTCATTCCTTCGAGAGATCGGGGGCGTGGCGCTTTTTCATTTTAAGGAGGTGCAATATGGAATATAGCAATCCGAACTTTGGGAAAGATTGTATCTACCATACCGGCAAGCTCTGTCAGGAGAGAGCTGGTTGTACCGAATGTCAGGTGTATCGAGACTATGACAAAAAGACCACAACCCTCAAAGACTATTGGTATGGTAATCCGGGTGGAGGTCAAGATGTCAATGCTGACTAAAATCTCTAGCGGTTATCATGAGCCTCACCAGATGTGGCCTCTGCTAGTCACGCTGGACCCTGATAGCATATCGAACTTGCGATTCGCCATCTGGCACAACCACCGCCAAAGCCTGAAAAAGATACTAAGTAAACCAAACGAGATAATGAGGTTTGACGCTGCAACTGAAATGGTGCGGAAGTCAAGATCGTCAAGGGAGGCTAGAAAGTGAATAAGGAAGTGGAATCCGTCATTGATATCATGTATGAAAGCTGGCTGGAATACTCTGGCAAGCAGGATAAGAAGTGTCAACATCCCAGTAGGGAGACATACGGCGAACTAATCAAGCACGCTCAACTATGGAATTTAGCAGTTAAGAAACTGGACGAGGCAGGTGAGGATGAGAGAAAACAAGGCTAAACTGGAATATAAAAACGGTCTTATCAAGTGGTGTTTGGAGCATTATGGCTACCTGGAAGACGGAAAGTTGCCCCCTGATGAAAGCGGATATGCTGATTACGGGACGCCTGTTAATGCCAGTCATAGCAATAAAGCGCCTTACTGCAAGCCTAAAGAGCTCAAAGCAGATATCGATACAGCTATTCAGCGCCTGAAGCCCACCGAGAAGTTTGTAGTGGTGAGTTTATGTATTGCACATTATGACTATCAGGAGGTAGCGTTCTGGCTGGGTAAGAGCTGGCTGGAAGTGCAGGAGATAGAGAGGTTCTGCATACGTAAAATGCGAAGATGCCTCAACCATGAAGTGCAAAATTCGGAAGTTGTAAAAACAGATTAGCTTGACGAAAGATTGACAATATGGTAATATAGACACAATAGATAATTTTAATTAAGACAAGAGAGCCGGAATTTCACCGGCTCTTATTTTATTTCAATATCTCGCCTGGTTGCGGTTGCTCCCCTCGCTCGTGTTTGGCGATCTTATTCCAATACATTTCGATAGCATCAACTATTACGGCACTCTGAGTGAGGGTTAATTTATCCAACTTAGTCAGCAGCGTCTTCCGGTCTACCTGCCATTTCTCAAAATAGAGATCCTCGGCATCCTCGATGTTGGCGGATAGCAGAGCCAGAGTGTGAGGCTCCCAGAAGGTGCCATTGCAGAGATCGACCATGAGTGAGAGCTCACCGGAGGTAAATGTATCCTGTAGCTGCTCACGCTCGTAGTCCAGGATGTATAGGTAGCGTCCCAGGGATTCCCGTACCGACTCGGAAAATCCACCTCGGACGGCATCCGTCCGTGCATCCATTTTTTTAACCATGTCGTCGGGCAGGCGAATTCCTGTAAATCGTTTAGCAGTCATAATTATTTCTCCTTCATATGATTTTCTGATTCCGGTAGTTGACGCATATCATGCGCAGCATTGTATTTTCTCTCTTTAGGTTTTTCTTTATCAATCAATTTGGATAATACCTCAATGTTTTTGAGACTGGCTTTGATGGCCTTGGCGGACGCAAAACGATTAATAGAGCATTCGAGCGAGCAATAGATATGCTTGTATCCTCTTTTTGCGCGGTCGTCCTGATCCATTTTTGCTCGCTTAAATCTCTTGCCGCATGTCTCACAGACTAACTCGATCCGCTTACCACTCTCTATCCCCCAGGTTTTGCGGCTGAATTTAACATCCGGATGTTCGGCATTCCATTGTTTATTCATAGCTTTTTGGTATTCCCGGCGTGCTGGTTGTTTCCTCCGATGTTTGTCCCGGACTCTATCCCCGGCACGGTGGCACTCTGGGGCAGAACACCATTCGCCTCTCCGGATGACTTTGCCGCAGTTTTTACACTGACGGACGATCAACCCCTTGGCGTGATGGCTAACCGGCGTAATACTTACTCCCAACTCCCGGGCGATCTGACTGTAAGACTTCCCGGCAGCCACGCCTTGCCGGATGTAGTCTGCCGATGCAGGAGTGATTCTAGTGTTGATTAAACGGCCTTTCATTTTTTGTTTTTTTATCGGATTTCCAGCCCTGGAATTAGCAGTCGCTACACACTGCCGGTTGCAATATCGGCGTGGTATGTGCCGATCCAGATAGTATAAGCCCACACCCTCCGGGAAGGGTTGTTTACAGAGATCACAAATACCAAGCGGCTCAATTTTATTAGTTTTATTTTTCATTTATTTTATTCGCCGGTGATCGGCTCCACCGGCAGAACTGTAAAGATTTTAATTTTGTGCAATAACCTGGCGTTCATACGCTTTAATAATCGCGCGGTCTGCATAATTTACCAGAGTGGGAGCATTATTGATAATCCAGTTACGGAGACTATTGGCAGTGGTGTAGCGCGAGACGCCCATCCTGTGAATAACAGAGTCGGTCTGGGTAACACAATTACCAGCGTTAATGGAGTCCATTCGAATGATTCGCCCGTTCCAATCAGGATAGCTCCAGTGGATACCGGCGCGAGCTTTTTCCCTGGCCTCGTTCCGGCGCTGACGCAAAGCCTTGTTAACTTCTGATGCAGATAATAAGGCGTCAGGAGTGGGGGTATTGTCGGTCAAATTATCCGCATAACGACGCAGTACAAGTCCGAAATCATTATTTGATAAATTGTATTGGCGAGGCAGATCACCAGGGATTGGCGAGGACCCCTTTGACGCACTCCCCCAATCACACCAAATAGCATAATGACCATCAGTCTTTTTTACAGCGGCCAAACGCATTCGGTAAGCAGGATAACCGTATTTATTAGCGACTGTATCACCAGCTCTTACTCCCCAAATTCCAACCTGAGCCTCCTGGAGGACTTGCAGCAAGTCATTGCTATTGAGTATACGCTCTCGTTTACGGCCTGCAATCTCTGTGATTAATGCAATAGCCTCATCAATAGTGTTTGTTTTAACCGTGATCTCCATTTTATTTCTCCTTTTCTCTCCGTCCGGTATCTCCGGCTCGGATGGAACCTTATTTGTTTATCTGTTATCATGATATCACGATATCGTGATACTATCAATAGTCTACCATCAAATTACGTATTATCTACGTACGACTATTGACACTTAGGATCAAAGTTAAAGTAATTTTGTTAAGGTTACATTATCTGATAACTCTAATTGATAATGAGTTTCATTTATTTTTGCCCTATTTTTAACTTGCGAGGATATTGGATTGGCCGGTAATCAATTTTCAGGCAGACACAAGGACCCTAAGACTGTTATTAAGATGCTCAATATCAAGCTTGAGGCTAATATTGAGGCCATCCTGGATGCTATGATCGAGAGGGCCATAGCGGGTGATAAGGATATGCAGATTAGATTGTATAACCAGTATGTGGGATTACCCAGGCAGACGATAGATGCTAATATTTCGGGCCACATTACATTGTCTCCGGACCAGCAGTTATTAGTCAGTCGTGTTCCGCCCATCATCATAGAGGGTAATGTAGTAGATGTACCCCAACTACCCTCTGGTGAGCTTCCTGAGAGTTCACAGGACACTTCCAATACTGATGATGTAAGTCCGGATGGCGATGCCCGGGACACTGATAAGGATGATTTAGCCTCAACTTAGCTTCCAGGTACGCACAATTATTATTATGTATAATGGTTCGTGCCTGCGTACTCATTATAGATATCCACATTACGATTGTCTAAGGCTAGTGTCAATACCTAGCCAGTCTCGATCATCACATTATGTATAGTAGATATTGAGGCAATTTACTGTTTCAGACATGGGATTGGAAGTGACCTGGGGCATGGTGGACTTGGTATGTATACGTATGTCCCCTCGCAGAAAATTTTTCATACTCTGCGAAGGCATTAGTTTACATAATTCTATGAAATCTGAAGCTGCTGTGATTCCTGCGTCACATCTGGAAGTCTATAGAGCATTTTGGCATCTCAGTACTGTTTAAAGCATTATGTGTATTTTGCATTTAAAGAAGAGCCCCGTAGAGAGTGTTGTTCTAAGGGGTTAAAAAGGTATATCAGATATTAATATTATAATATAGCATTTTTGGCAAGCATTTTTGGGGTGGAAAATGAAACGTTTAAACTTTATAACATGGGCAAGGTGGAAATTATATGACCCTTATGATAACCGTTTCTTTACTACTTTTACTGCATCAATCCTGAGACCTTCCTATGAGTTTCCTGTTGCTTGCGCCTCTATGTCTATTGTCAATGGTGGCGGCAGGACATTTCTTCGGTTTGCCTCTCTTCTTGATTTATACAAAATATTTGTTATCCCGGAAGAATATCGGGAAAGACTATCAAAAGGTTACGAGCAAGCCATTACTGAGTCGAGGGAAATCAGAGCTAAGCAGCAAGCATTGTATAAAATGAGTAATTTACAACCGGGTAGTCAGGTTGTCCGGACTGATACCGGAGAAGTGATTGCGGAAGCAGAACGAATCATCAGAGGATAGGGTTATGCATGAAGTTAAAATCCCAACATCTATCAAGATAGGCGGTTTCGATTACAAAATACTAATTGACAGTCAATCCGATGAGGAATTAGATAACAACAACCATTGGGGTGAACACTCTATGGCTAAGAGATGGATTCGTATACATTCAAAAGCCAGCAGCGAAGAATTAAATAATACGGTAATACATGAGGTTCTTCATGGTATAGATTGTGTTTTTAACAATCGAGCACTTACTGAAAGCGAAACAGAACTTTTAGCAAATGGACTTCATCAAGTCTTTGAACAGTTAGGAATCAGGTTTGTAAAGAGTTAACCAGTTGATCATGAGGGGAGAGGGTAATTGATAGACGATATTACTCGTGAGTTGAAATATCAGGAAGCGGTAAAGGCCAGTATTTGGAAGCCAATAGAGGAAAAAACGCTGGAAGAACAGCAAATACAGCTAATAGAGCATAAAAGATGCTTCGGTTACCGGAATGAAAGGGGTGAGTGGGTAAAGGGTAATTTTCTGTATTGGTTGAAGCATTATGCCAGGATAAGTCAGGCTCCCACGCTGGAATCTGTTGGCGGTGTTATTCCATTCGCAATATGGCCCCATACCTTCCAGATGGCTAATGCCTTCATGCTCAATAACTTAATCTCTATTTTGAAGTCAAGACAGATCGGGGCTTCATGGGAAGTAGCGGCATGGTGCTTATGGAATGCTGAAGCCTATGTTGCGGATAAGTCTCTACTACTATCCAAGGGTGAATTGGAAGCGGCGGAACTGTTGTCTAAATGCAAGAGCCTTTATGACGCGCAGCCTCCCTGCTTTCATTTTGCATTGGAAACGAAGTCCACGACCCGTCTGGCTTTCCTCACTAATAGATCGGTCATTATGGCCTTGCCTTCAACTGAAAACTCAGGTATTGGGTTTCAGGCCTCGCGGGTAGTGTGCGACGAGCATATTGAGCATGAATTCGCCTCCACGAACTATATGGCGATCAAACCCACTATTGATTCAGGCGGCGGACAGTTTATCTCTATCTGGACCTCCAATGAAAACAAACTGTCCTCACTGGCGGTTGAGTTGTTCTTAGGCGGCAAGGAAGGCAAGAATGGCTTTACTTCCTTGTTTTTCCCCTACACGGTACGCCCGGGGCGTTCTGATGAATGGTATGAGGCTACCAAGCGCTCTATCCCTGAATCGGAACTGAACGGCATTACCCCTGAAATCTACATGTCAAGGAATTACCCGAAATCAGTCGAGGATGCCCTTAGCCCATCCAAGACCACAGCCGTATTTAATAAAGACGTTCTGGATTCCATGATGGGAAATGTCGAGCATCCGGTCTCGATACCCTACGAAGGCATTGATTCTCAAATCGTGCATATCTACCGGCCTCACAGCATCGGTAATTATTATGTGGCTGCTTCCGATACCTCGCATGGAGTCGGGAAAGATTATAATGTGACACTGATTCTCAATGTCAAGACCGGCGCCGTAGTGGCCGATATCTATAACAATAGAATATCGCCTGAAGAATTAGCCCAGCATTCCGTTCGCTTGCTTAATCTCTACCAGAATCCTTCATGGTGGCCTGAAGATAACGACTGGGGCAGGGTGACGATCACCACCGCTCAAGAGTTGGGCTATAAGAATATCGGACAGAGGAAAAGTAAAGAAGGCAAAGTTCAGGGGTACGGTTGGCATACCGATGAAGGAACGCGAACTTCCTTATGGGGCGCGCTTATTCCGGCTATCAACAATAGCCAGATTGTGATTTACAACAAAGAAGGGCTCAAGAGCCTTTATGGCATTATCCGGCTCGTTGATAAGAACGGGCGTATCGAGTCCATGAAGGGTAAGCATGACGATTACGCCATGACGCTGGGAATTGCTTTTATCAATCGCGATAAGGTACAGACCGCGCCTTTCGTTTCCAAACCTATTCAGTCGCTGCATTTCAATACCCCTATGGGGATGAACAGGAGATCAATATGGCAAAGTTAGCTAAACCCACGGTAGAGGATATTCTTAAACTGTATGACGATACCGAAAGACTTTATGCGGAATCCGGGCTGTATCAGCAATTCGATACGGACGATAAAATGTATGAGCTGGATTTCGCTAACGAACTTAATCTGCCGGTGGAATTCGAGAAGGAAGGGATTGTACTTCCGACCGCGCGAGATATCGTCGATACCTGTGTTGACCATACCTCTATCTCCAATGCGCGCGTGCAGGTAACGGCTAAAGGACCATCTAAAAAGGAACAGGAAAAAGCTGAAATGCAGCGTAAGTTTGGGCTGGGTGTCCTTTATCGCAATAATGTAGAGGCCACAATAGCGCCGCTGCGAGTATCGGCTAAGCACTACTGGGTAAACGGCCTCACTGTTATTAAGGACGTGTGGGACGCTGACAGGTATCTTGATAAGCCGGAAAGGAAAGAGGATGAATCCGAAAACGAGTATGGAGACCGGATAGACAAATGGCGGTCTGAGTCCCACGACTCTATCCCTATTGTGATTCAGGCTGTTCATCCGCGTAACATTATGCTCGACCCTTACCATGATGGCAAACTATATGTTTTCGAAACCCGTGAAGAACTGGCGTATAACGTTATGGCGAAATATCCCAACTGGCGTAATCTGGAAGGCAAACGCATTACCGAAAAGGTAAAGCACATCACCTGTTTTATTGGAGATTACCGCTGCGAACTCTATGATAAAGATCCTGTGCTGAAAGCTCAAGGTGGTGTTGTTAAAACCAGGTACGGCTTTATTCCTTACGTCCCGATCGATACCGGACTGGGAAACATTACGGCTGACAACAATCTCAAGAAACGCTATGTTGGTATTTTACGCTATATTAAAGACTTGCTTATCTCTGAATCCAGAGACTATTCTATCGGCGATGTGATTTTAAAACGGACTGCTTTCCCATGGGGTTATCTGAAAGGAGCCAAAGCATCGGAAATTATTGAGATATATCAGCAATTCGGACAATATCAGGCATTACCGGAGGGAGTTGAAATTGTCGATATGTCGCCTAAAGCCCCGCCTGATGCCCTGTTGACCTGGATGAGTGTCGCTTCTCAATACCTGGCAGCTCACGGCGCGCCTAATTCGGTAAGAGGATTAGGCGAAACCGGCGTTAGAAGCGGTGCGGATAGAAGATTATTGTTAGCCGAAGCCAGTTCCCGCTACACCTATTCTAATGAAGCCTTTCAGCATGGCGTAGCGAGGGTATTGTCCAACTGCGCGCGGATAATGAAGAACGTCATACCTGGAAATCTCAACGTGTGGGCCCGTACTCCTGTTGATGAATTCGATCTGGAAGTTGAAAAAGACATGCTGGAAGAGCCTTTTACCTTCTATGTGAAGTTTAATCCTGTTAGTCCCGAAGAAGACTATCGCCAGCATGACGATCTGGAAAGAATGGTCAAGGCCGGTATCCTTACTGTCCAGACAGCCCGTGAAAAACTCCCTGATGTTGACCCGAAGAAACTGCGCCGCGAGGAACTTAAAGAGGAAATCCGGAAATCTCCGGCTTATTTGCAGGTGCGCGATCAGTTTATTGCCGCTCAATTGGCGCAAAGATTAGCCGCATTACAGGCCAAAGACCAGATAACTTCCGGACAGGTGCCCCCCCTGACGCCTCCCGCAACGCCTCAACCCGGTGTGGAGCAGCCTCAACCCCCGATGGGCGGTATGGTGCCCCCTATCCCTAATGTTGCGCCGATCGGCTCAGG